TATTATTGAAAAGAAGGCTAGTGGACAGTCCTTGATTCAGGACATGAGGCGAGCAGGTCTTCCTGTCTTGGAATACAACCCTGACAAGGACAAGGTAAGCAGGGTGTATGCAGTAACGCCTTTGTTTGAAGCAGGTAGAGTGTGGTTGCCTAAGTACAAACAATATGCACAGGAATTGTACGACGAACTGATTACGTTTCCTTTTGCACCACACGATGACCAAGTTGACGCATGTGCAATGGCAGTTAACTATGTGAAGGAAAGCTGGAGAATTTCCCATCCTGAAGATGCTGACTGGGACGACGAAGTAGATTACAGAAAACAAAAGAGGGTTGCTTACTGGCGAGTTTAATTTAATAAATCAATTTGTCTATTACCAAATTTAATGGTATATTAATATTTCATTTTGTGATGAATTTTTAAAAAAGGGGTTTGAATTAATAATGGCAACAGAACGTAATCCTTTTGATCCTATTCCAATGGCAGAACTGTCAATTGAAATTGAAGCTTCAGACTACGAAGATGAAGAAGGTAATGAAACCTCCATTGAGTACGATCCTGAAGACGGTGGTGTTGTAGTAAGCTTTACTCCACCTGAAGACAACCGTGCCAAGGAACAGATTGAAGAGGACGATCCTGAAGAGTTTTACAGAAATCTTGTAGACGATCTGGACGAAGATCAACTTACAGATATTGCAGAACAAGTTTTGGAAAACTTCACTGCCGACAAGGACAGTCGCGCAGAATGGGAAAGCATGTTTGAAAAAGGCTTTGATCTTCTAGGTCTAAAGCTTGAAGATACAAGTGAACCATTTGAAGGTGCATGTACTGCTGTACATCCTGTTCTTATTGAATCTGCAGTTAAGTTTCAATCAAAGGCAACACAGGAACTATTTCCACCTGCAGGTCCAGTAAAGACACAAGTTCTTGGTGATCTTAATGAAGAAAAAGAAGATCAGGCAAATCGTATCAAGAACTTTATGAACTATCAGCTTACTGATCTGATGCCTGAATACTTTGACGAGTTTGAACGTATGCTGTTCCATCTACCGCTTATTGGATCAGCATTTAAAAAGATTTATTTTGATTCAGGTCTTAACCGTCCTGTCTCCGAGTTTGTCCCTATAGATCAGTTCTATGTATCTTACTATGCAACTGATCTGCGTAGAGCAGACCGTTATACTCATGTAATCTATCGTAGTCCGGTTGAAATGCAGCGGGACATTCTATCAGGAATGTACGCTGACATTGAATTACCTGAAGCTTCTGTCCCTACTCAAACTCCCCTGAGTCAGAAGATGGACACGATTATGGGTCTTTCCCCTTCTTCACAAAATGATCCACAATACGTTCTGTTAGAGCAGCATTGCTATCTTGATCTACCAGAAAAGATTGCAGAGGATAATGGTCTGTCTCTACCGTACATCGTTACAGTAGAACAGGAAAGCCGTCAGGTTCTTTCCATTCGTCGTAACTATGACATTAAAGACAAACGCAGGGAAAAGAAAGTTTTCTTTACTCACTATCGCTTTGTACCCGGCTTTGGTTTTTATGGCCTTGGACTAATTCACTTCCTTGGCAATCTTACCATGACTGCAACTTCAGCTATGCGTAACCTTGTTGATGCAGGTCAGTTTGCAAATCTACCAGCAGGTTTCAAGGCAAAGGGTACACGTATTGTAGGAGACAATGATCCTATTGCTCCCGGTGAGTTTAAGGAAGTTGAAGCAGTAGGTAATGATCTTACCAAAATGATCATTCCTCTTCCGTACAAGGAACCTTCTCAAACTCTATTCCAGATGCTAAACTTTGTTACTGCAGCAGCACAGAAGTTTGCTGACACAACTGAACAGGTTGTTTCAGATGCGGCAACTTATGGTCCAGTAGGTACAACAATGGCACTACTGGAAGCTAGCAGCAAGTTCTTTAGTGCAGTACATAAACGCCTTCACAAATCACAAAAGGAAGAATTTAAACTTCTTGCACGTATTAACTATGAATATCTGCCAGAAGAAAGTATGTGCGATATTCCAAACGGCACACTAAAGATTTACAAGACAGACTTTGATGGACGTATTGATGTTCTTCCTGTCTCTGATCCAAACATTCCGTCTAATGCCCATCGTATGATGATGGCAAACATGGCACTGCAGCTTGCACAGCAGTCACCTCCCGGCATGTTCAATATGGAAGAACTAAACCGTACAATTCTTATGGCTGCCAATATGCCAAACATTGATCGGATTATGCCACGCAAGCCTGAGTCAGTTCCTCTTGATCCTGTCAGTGACATTGCCGCAGCAGTAAAGGGTCTTCCAATCAAGGCGTTTATTGGACAAAATCACGATGCACATATTCAGGCAAAAATGATGTATCTGCAAGACCCGCAGAATGGTGCCAATCCTCTAATGCAACGTATTGCTCCAGTTCTACAGGCCAATATGCAAGAACATATGATTATGAAGTATCAGGAACAAATCAATGGCGTTGCACAGCAAATGATCCAGCAGTACGGACCTGAAGCAGTTGCAAGTGGACAGGTTGATCCTAACGATCCTCGTGTAATGGAAATGGTAATTGCACAGGCAGCACAGCAAGTCATGCAAGCTAATCAGGCAATGGCACAGATGCAGCAGATACAGACACCTGAAGCACAAATGGTACAGCTTGAAGGTCAACGTCTACAGGTTGAACAGCAGAAGGTTCAAGCACAAGTTGCCAAGGAAAGCGTTGACGCAGCTATGAAGAACCGTGAACTTGACATTAAGGAAGCACAGATGCAACTTGATATGCTCAAGGAAGGTATTAAAGTTTCTAATACAAGTCAAGAAAAAGAAAAGGATCGTAATGCCAAAAAAGCAATTGCTGCGCTTGACGCCATTATGGACCTTGCAAAAACTGCAGAAACACTTGATAATAGTAAAGCACTTAAAGCTGCAGACATGATTACTCAGTTTGTAAAAGAAGCTAATAAACAATAATGTTACTTTGGGAAGAAATGAATGTTGTTCTTCAAAAAGAAATTGAAGAACTAAAGAAAGTCCTTGCGAATGGCGGTGCTTCAGATTATGCTGATTATCGTCAGTTGGTGGGAAAAATTGAAGGAATTGAATGGTCAATGTCCCACCTTCAGCACATTGTAAAAAATAGAATTTACGAAGACGAAGACGAATAATAATAATAATAATAAGAAAGGAAAACTCATGCAGACACCTATGATGGGTGGTGCAATTGATAACTCCGATTGGATTAGCGACGGTTCATTAGAAATTCCTTTTGAAGACCTTCCTGATCTACCGGGTTATCATGTACTTGTACGCCCTGTTTCAATTAAGGAAAAGACAAAGGGAGGAATTATTCTTCCTGACAAGGCAATTGACGATATTGCTTATCTTACAACAGTAGGTAAAGTTCTGAAGCTTGGTACTCTTGCATATCAGGACAAGGAGAAGTTTCCTGCTGGTTTGTGGTGTAACGTAGATGACTACGTTTGTTATGGTAAGCACACAGGTCAGAAGTTTGTTTATAAGGGTTTGAAGCTACTTCTGCTATTTGACGATCAGATTATTATGAAGATTAAGTCACCTAATCTGCTTGATCCAACTTATAATCTTTCAAACTAATTTGTATAATTATATTTATTAACATATAATACAAATCAATATATAGCGTTTATTCGTTAGTTTCGCAACTATCGTTAACAGAAAGGAAAAATAATGTCACAAGACGAAAATGAATGGGCAACCATTGAAATTGAAAAGCCAGAACAGGAAAAGATTGAATTTGAGGTAGAAAGTCAAGAAGAACAGGCTGAAGACGTTGCTGCTTCTAGTGAAAAGGAATTGCTGGAAGATGTTGACAACGAACCAGAAAAGATTTCTAAAACAGAAAACAAAAAGCCTGAAGAACTTGAAGGCGTTGAAACCAAAGGTGCACAGAAGCGTATTCGCCAGCTTATTAAGCAGCGTAAAGAACGTGAAGAAGAAATTGCACAGCTTCGTGCAGAAATGCAAGAACTTCGTAAGTCAGTACAGACAAAAGATACTGAACTTACCAATAGTCTAAAAAATTCTCTGGATTCAACAGAGCAGCAGTTAGCAAGTCGTCTGGA